AGTAACAGAATAAGGAAAATGAATGGCTACTCAAAGAATAGCTTTTACAGAATGGCTACCAGACCAGCCTACGACTACTGGAGCATTATTAGAGGCTAATAACGTCTATCCTTTAACGATAGGTTATGGTCCATTTCCTTTATCTGCTGACTATTCTAACGCTGCAAGTGAAAACTTAAACAACGTAACTGCTGCTAAATTTGAACTTACTACTCAACTTTTTGCAGGTGGTTCTACTAAACTATTTAAGTTTAATTCAGGTACTACAAACTTAGATGATGTATCTAAAGCAGGTGGATATTCTAGTGCAGAACGCTGGAGTTTTGTTCAATTTGGTAACGCTGTATTAGCATCTAATAATGATGATAAAATACAAGCATGGTATGTAGGCACTTCTAGTGCGTTTGCAGACGTATCTGCTTCAGCTCCTATTGCTAAATACATTACAGTAGTTCGTGACTTTGTAGTCGCAGCTAATATTAGTGGTACAGCTAATAAATTACAATGGTCAGACATTAATGATGAAACAGACTGGACTTCAGGTGGTGCTTCACAAGCTGACTATCAAATACTAGCAGAAGGTGGAAACATTACTGGTATTACAGGTGGTGAATTTGGTATCGTCTTATTAGAACGTGCTATTTACCGTATGTCATATATTGGTTCACCATTATTCTTCCAATTTGACGCTATCTCACGTAATTTAGGATGTAATACACCAGGGTCAGTTACACAATATGGACCTAATACATTCTTCTTAGCAGATGACGGTTTCTATATGTGTGATGGTACTAATGTGATGAACATTGGTAACGATAAAGTAGATGAATACTTTTACGAAAATATGGCTTTAGCACAACAAGACACTATTAGTGCTGCTATTGACCCAATTCGTAATATTGTTCTTTGGAATTATCCTAATACTAACGGTGGTCGTTCACTTCTCATCTACAATTGGTTAGTTAAGAAATGGTCATCTGCTGATACTTCACTAGAATACATTGTATCTTTAGCATCATCCGGTGTTACATTAGAAGGGCTAGATGCTTATGGCACTTTAGACTCACTTCCTGCTTCACTAGACAGCCGTGTATGGTCAGGTGGTAAGTTCTTATTAGGTGGTGCAGACGGTGCTAAAATTGCTACATTTACCGGACAAAACTCTACAGCAAACATTACTGTAGGCGAGATGGAATTTGGATATAACTCTGTAGTGACTAATGCACGTTCACAAGTAGATAATGGCGCTGTCACTATGGCTATAGCATCTCGTAAAGAATTAAATGGTAATGTAACATATAAACCTACAGTCACACAAAACTCTGATGGCACATGTCCATTACGTTCTTATGGTCGTTATCATAGAATTAGAGTGACACCTACAGGCACATGGACACATGCTATATCTATAGACGTAGACTACACACAAAGTGGGAATAGATAATGTCAAAACGTGACATGTATCGTAAGCTAAATTGGCAAGGTGGTACGCCAAGAGAAGTAGCTGAAATTGTAAATAACTTAGTAGAAGGTAAGTCTAATAATACAGGCGATATTACTTTAGTAGCTTCAGGTGCTACATCTACTACTATTTATGATGAACGTATAGGTTATAACTCATATATTGGAATAGAACCTAAAACACAAACAGCAGCTAGTACATATTTTCCATACGGTGCGTTTCAAGACACTACAGACCAAAGTATAGCAACTATTACAGCTACTGCTAACGTTACATTAAATACTACAGACTATTCTTTAGGTACAAGTCTTGCAGATGGTTATAAGATAAAAGTAGACTATTCTGGTCTTTATAATTTACAGTTTAGTTTACAGTTTGTAAATACAGACGTACAAATACAAGACGTAGATGTATGGATAAGAAAAAATGGTTCAGATGTAGCAGGTTCTAATAGTAAGTTTTCTATACCAAATAGTCATGGTGGAACTTCAGGTCACTTAATTGCATCACTAAACTATTACATAGAATTAGCTAAAGATGACTATGTTCACTTAGCGTGGGCTACAACTTCTACTAATGTGACTATAGAGCAATTACCAGCACAAACTACACCTACTAGACCAGCAACACCTAGTGCTATTATGACATTGCAGTATTTAAGTGCTAATTCATATACTACAAACTTATTTACAGAGCCTTATATTAGCGCACAGTCACAAGGTCAAGCTACTATATCTCACCCTGCAAATACAGGCACAAGTAAGGTATATCGTTATATAATAGTAGGATGATATTACACTATATACCTAAAGATCAGTTAAGACAGCATTGGGACTACATTAAACATGGCTTAGAGCTTATAAGGGCCAAAGGTCATAATGAATGGATCGTAGAAGACATTTACTGTGACTGTTACGAAAATAGATCAATGTTATTTCTTGGCATTGTTAATGATAAAGCAGTAGGTTTCGTAGTACTTCAACCAATAGGTAATGCTCTTCATGTATGGGCCACATGGTCTACATTATATGATGAAACATTATTTCACCAAGCATTTAAAGAAATACAAGCAATAGCTAAACAAGGCGGTAAAACTAAAGTTACATTTACATCTGCAAGACGTGGATGGGAACGTAATGCTAGAAAAATGGGTTTTAAACCTCAAACATGGGAATATATACTTTAAGGAAGCAATATGAAATTACTGAATTTTAAATGGTTATTACCTGCATTAGGTGATTACTTTACATTCTATGGTGGCGGTGGATCAGGAGGCGGAGGTAGTGGTACGTCTACTACCAAGTCTGAATTAGACCCAACGGTAAGACCATTCGTAGAATATGGTTTACAAGAAGCTAAAGGTTTATATCAACAACCTGGCCCAGAATACTTTGGTGGTCAAACTTATGTAAGCCCATCTCAACAAACTACTTTAGCTTTACAAGCTGCTCAAAATAGAGCATTAGCAGGTAGTCCATTATCACAAGCTGCTCAACAACAACAATTAGGCACTATTGGTGGCCAATATCTATCAGCAGGTAACCCATACTTTACACAAGCTTTAGGTGGTGCAACTCAAGAAGCTACACAAGCATATAATGATGCTATTAAAGCTGCACAAGGTACTGCATCTTTAGCTGGCCGTTATGGATCAGGTGTATCTGCTGACATTCAAAACAGAGCTGCAAATACATTAGCTAATACTTTGGCTAACAAATATGGTGATCTTGCTTATGCCAATTATGCAGGTGAGCGTGCTGCTCAACAACAAGCTGCATTTAATGCACCTCAAATGGCTGCTGCAGACTATGCTGATATTCAACAATTAGCTAACGTAGGTAAAACTACAGAAAACTATCAACAAACAGCATTACAAGCTGCAATTGATAAATTTAACTTTGAACAAAACAAACCTTATCAAAAACTTCAAGCATACCTTGGTGCTGCTTATGGCGCTCCAGTTGGTCAAGTATCTACTACACAGTCTCAACAAAGTGGTGGTGGCAAGATCGTATGTACAATGATGAACGAACAAGCTTATGGCTTTGGCTCATTTAGAAATGCAATTTGGCTTAAACATTCAGCTAATATGCCTAATGCTAAAGTATATGAAAAAGGTTATCACACATTATTCTTACCATTAGTAGAATTTGCTAAAGGTAAAGGTAAACTCAACAAGGCAGTACGCAATGTATTAGCACATATTGCTAGACATAGAACTGCTGATATTTATAAACAAATGCGTGGCAATAAGAGAGACACATTAGGCCGTATCTATCGTGCTATCTTAGAGCCAATTTGCTACTTAGTAGGAAAGGTATCTTAATATGGGTATGCCAACATTAATAGGCGCTGGAGTAGGCGCTGTCGGTTCAGCAATTACAGGTCAAAGCCCATTAAAAGGCGCTTTACTTGGTGGTGCTACAGGTGGTTTATTTGGTGGATCAGAAAGCTTATTAGGAAGTAAAGTGGCTAATATGTTTTCTAGCGGAGTAACTCCAGGTGTACAACTTGGTGCAGATGCAGCAGGTACAGCTCTTACTCCAGGTATGGGTATTAATAACTTATTTAGCTCAGTACCTACTACAGGTGTAGGAACTAATTTAGGTGCTATTGGAAGTACTCCAATACCAGCAACAACAACTACTGGTGCATTTGCTGACGGCATTAATTTAACATCTGCAAACTTGGCAGGTGGTATGAATAATATTCCATTAGGTGCTATGGATACATCTAAAATATTTAACTATACACCGCCAACAGCTATGGATAAAATAACAGGTGCAGGTACTATGTTATCTGACTGGGCGCAAGCTAACCCATCACAAGCTTTAAGTTCAGGTCTACAAGGTTATCAAGCTCTTAACCAACCAGCTCCTCCACTTAATTTACCAGTAGCTCCTTCAGCTCCAATTACACAAAGACCAGCTCCATCATTAGGTTTAAGTGAAGATGAAAAACTCTTAACAAGACTATCACCTAACTATGGCGGCTTACAAGTTTATGGTAGAGGATATTAATTATGGCATTTTTTGACACAAATACTGGTTTTGGAG